TGATCCCATCGCGCATGTTCTGCCATGGTTCTATCAAAGCCGATTGTCTTGATTTCGTCTCTAAAGAACTCACACACGGTTTTCTTTGTACCCTTTTGGATATCCTTGCTGAATGGACAGAACTTACAACGGAACGAAACATTAAGCTTCGGCTTTTTGTCCGCAACCATCGTCTCAAATTTTTTGCGAATAACGTTTTCGATCATTGGTAAATCCGTGCGATCGAACGTAACCAGCATTGGTTTATCGACATTTATAAAGTAGATCGTAAATAGAATGTTTTTTATCTTTGGGAATGCATGACACGCCGCATAATAATACAGCATGATTTGGAAATCTTTATAGATATTCTCGTCTGTCTTTTCGGAATTTTTCGCCCAATCCCAGGCTCGCGCCGATGTTTTGTAATCGCGGATCTCATAGGTATTATCATCATGCTTGATAACAAGATCAATGGTTCCCTTCAAAGCCAACTGCCCTTCTACAATTCCCGCCGGGCTTTCGTAAGAGTATTTTGCCCACGGTTTATTTATAACCATATCGAATGGATGTTCGACTGCCACAATATCAAGATTACGCGGATCATACTCACCACCGCTGTACGCAATAGCTTTCTTAACGAGTCTAGATGTTTCCTTATACATCGCTTCATCTAGATCCATCTGAGGATTCTCTTCCTGATACTTTTCAAATACGCGACTGAGAATACTAATTGGTTGGATTTCATCTACATAGACTTCTCCAAGCATCTCATCGTCAAAGCCAACATCGCCATCCTGTTGGCAAAGCTTACTCTGGGCTAAAATCTCCATAACCTTGTGGACTATCGTTCCCTTCATTGAAGCGGCATTATAGGGTTGCTTTATCCCGATATTATATTCAATAAAGGAACGATGGGCGCAAAGATCGTAGCTACCAACCATAGAAGATCTTAAGAATGGTACTATCATTTCTCTTCTAGCTCCACCAACGACAAGAATTCCCACTCAATCAACTTATCGAGAATTGCAGCATGAGCCTTTTGCATTGTCATGTTTTGATTGTCTATGACTGCATCGAAATCAGTATAATCATCTAACGCGGTATTGCTGATATGATTATTTACCTTTGCTTCTTCGGTTGTCAGCGTAAGCCTTATTACTTTACCGCCCGCATTCTTAACCGCCTCAACCTCGTTGGGAAAGCGGATATCGCATATGGTTGCATACTTTGGTCCTAATGCATCAATCTTACGAATCAACGCATCCGCCCACACATTAGGATACATCTTCCGCGCGATTTGTGTTCCGAAGTATTCCATGACTTCGCGACCAGTCATCAAACCTTCCTTGCGATCAGCCTTTTTGATTAGACTGTAAGTCGGCATATCCTCCCACTTCAAATGAGTAGGTTGATTCTTTTGTTCATTTGTTCCCCATACAGATTCTTCGGATAAACCTAATATGTTCTGACAGAATTCCTTGAGTGGTTCGGCATAGCTAAACTTTCTTATAAACGGCCAAACAAACTCGCCCATATACATCATAAATTCTGGATTACGCGAATCTACATTAAGCACGCTTCTATTTCCATCCGCATCTTCCGCAACAACCTTGCCATCTTCATTAATCTCAGCAAATGGCGTCATCCCCAATACATTGCGCAAAGCTAGAGCATAAAGCATATTACATGAGCTATCTTTTCCGCTTTGCATCTTACCAGCAAATCCCACTATTTTAGTTTTCACTATTGTATTCCTCCCAAAGTTTAGTTCTTACATTACTGATTAATAAAGCAATATTGTTATATTTGTTTTCTATACAACAATCTATATACATTTTAACAATTTCTTTATCGTTTTTGAATTGATAGATAACCCAATCAGATATATCGTCACGAGTAAGCTTTCTATGTAGTTCATCTTGTCTACTAATACATCTCCATGTTAGTATATATATAAGTTTATCGTAATCGTTTTTTATATGTTTTTTCATATTCTTCTTTAAAGAAGTGGCATAATATCTTTATGTATTTGATCAACGGATAAACTAGCAATATCGTCAGTATCAAGATATATAGGTTTAACATTATAAAAGTCTTTCGTTTTTTCTATAATGCTTTGTGTGCCGCTCCTCCCTGCATCATCTGCATCCATGATAATAACGATATTCATTACACCAACCTTTTCTAGAAGAAATCCCTGGCAGTCTGCTAGGTCGCATCCAAACAATGCAACAGAATTATGTATACCCGCCTCTTCCAGCCTCCACACGTTTCCGCATGACTCAACGAGAATAACCGTTTTACTTCGTTTAATATGTTCTTTGGCAAACCAATAATTATATAAACTATTCTTTTTGTTGAAATTGTCACTATTCTTCCACTTGGGACTTTCAAACTTTGGACACTTAACATCATGTGGGTTGTGATATTGTTTACATTTATTGCATTTCTCAAAGACCGATCTTCCTAAGCATGCTACTAAATAGTTATATCCTTCATCATAAACAGGCACAACGCATCGTTGATACATCTTCTTAGATGAATCATCGCAATAACCAACGTCATACTTCTTTAATATCTCCGGTGAAAATCCGCGATCAATAAAATAACGCGGAGGATTTCCTAGGCGGGCTTGAACATCCTGCCGCTTGATTAATGGTTTGTCTTTTGCCATTGGTATGTTCCACCTTGTTTGTGCAAGAAATTTTTTCTTTTCTATCTCTTCATGACTAATTTCAATTCTATTCAAATCAATCTTGAGCGTATCAGATATAAATTTTAGAGTATTATCAAAGGACTCAAACTTATCGCCTTTTTTACGCCAGTTATGATTTTGATGAGATAATACACCGCGAATAAATCCTATGATAGTTGATTTAAAATTACGTTCGCATCCGTGCGTTACGCATTTCCAATATCCTCGCTGTGTATGACCATCGGGATATAAATGTATCGCGTGGCTATTATCGCCTCCATGTACTGGACATCTGCCGGCATAACCGTTGCCAGACTTATATAATTTTACTTCTAACTTATCGAATAATAACTCTATATTGTCGCATAGAATATCAGAAATCTTGGTCAACTGGTTCTGGTTCAAGTTGATTGCCATTATTACGTTCCGCACCTAATTGATTTCTAGTTTTCATTTCTTTCAATGTAGCAAACTTACCATCTAACTGGAAGTTAATATAGTCTCCATCATCCAATCCAGGCCCGAAACGAAAATCTTCCGGAACCAATTTGCGATTACCATTTTCTCTACCATCCTGCGCAATTTCTTCTTCAGTCTTCTTCTGTAATGAACACATGCTTGTACAAAACCATCGTATGCGATCTGATTGACTCACATCTAACTCACGATTTAATTGACAGAATGTAATGCATGGAAAAATATATTGATTAGTTAAATCATGCAGACCAGACATTCTGTAACCAATTGCTTCATATTCTTTTAGCTGGGTGGCCTCGGTAGACTTTGTAAGTTTCAAGTAATCGTAGATTAATAGACATTTGTTTAGACGCCCCTTATCGTTATAACCAACTTTTTGAACTAACCATCTGCGAATAGTAGAAGTAACTTCCTCGAAATCTTTCCCGGTAATATTCATGTAATCTAATGGAATTTTCTTAAGATATTCCTTCGCCTTATGTACTCGGCGTCTATGAACTTCATTCTTAACATATTGCCCCTTCCTAATATCCGTAAAAGGAACCGAAGACAGACGAGACAACATTCTATCCCATGTTCCGGATCTTTTATTTAATTCCGTATCCAAATAAAGCACTGGCATATGTTCTTTTAATGATACATAAAGACCTACGTTAATACCAAAGGTTGACTTTCCAGCTTTCGGCCTAGCCGTTACCATATGAACGCCTTCGGCTATTCCGCCTGCAATGTCTTGCCATATAGGATAACATGTAGGAATACCAATGATTTCTAAAGGATTCTCTTCTCTCTCCGCTACATATTCATCCAAACCAATACCGATTTGTTCTACCTGATTATTTCCATCAATAGTTAATTTATTGATAAATCCAAAGATTGGTTCTTCGGCTTTAGCGACAATAGCAGACATAGACTCAGAACCGGTAACTTTTCTTAATTCATTAATAGCATCATCTAGCTTGTGGATCAAACCATTGGTTTCTTGTAACTTGCGAATACGTTGCGCAAACTCTCTAGTATTTTGTGCTTCTATCGGGAATGTGAATATTCTTTCGAGATAATTTTTGTTATCTGTTACCTCTTCCACTAAACCAAGATCTTTAGCGGCTGATAATACAAGATGATAGTCAACTTTCGCATCCATATTTTTATTATAGATGTGCGACAACACAGTAAACATATACTGGTTTGTACGCATGGTAAACGATTGACTCGTAACCAAATCGGATGCATCTAGATATGCTTGCTTACCGTGCTGAGCTATAGATGATAATAGAGCAATTTCCGACGCTGTATCTTTTAATATTTCCATTTAATCATCCTTAGTTGTTACTGAGTATTTTACTTTCACACTAATATTAATGTTTGGATTACCTATTTTATCAGCCATACCATGATAAATAACATCATCTGGCGTCAAAAATAAATCAGCCTTTCCGTTAATCAATTCGCTAAAATAGTTTTCGTGCTTTTGACATCTTTTGGCTAGTTTACCCATGATTAACTTATTAAGTCTTAAGATTTCATTAGTTCCGCTTACCAATTCATGTATTTTGCCGTATTGACCACTACTAATATCATGCATCATAAAACAAGCATTCGTATCTATAAACCTTAATCCGTTTGATCCAAATGCCGATAATATAGCTCCGCAACTCATCGCTTTACCCTCAACTACCGTCATTACTGGAATTTTTGAATTTTCTATAACAGATACCATACTTAATAAACTATGTACATAGCCGCCATAAGAATCTATAATAATTGGTATTATTGGTTGATCATTTCGATGAGCCCTATCAAAACTATTTCTAAATTCCTTTGATGCGGCTTCATCAAAGTTATTGACTGTAATAACAACCATTTCGTTTATTAGATCTTCATATTTTCTAATCTTTATTCTTGGGTCTATATTAAAAATTGTATGCATAAATACCTTTACTTAGTATTACAATTATAACACTTAATCATAGGCTGATGCCCCTCAATCTTACCTGGAATATAACTTGGAAACGCCATAAATGATTTATGACAATTATCACAAATATATTTTTGTTCTTTTTGTTCCGGCCTTGGCGGCGCATGTTGCGGATAGACAATCTTCTCGCCTTTGTCATTATACAAAGCGTTTGTAGCCATACTCAAATCATCCTGCCATTGATTCACCCTGATTTTCTTCTTAAATGGGACTCGCCTTGCAGGTTTTTTGCTGTCGCCGTCGCCGTGTTCTATATTGAAATCTTCTCTACGGGATGGTGCTGTGAAATCAGTATGTGTATTGGGTGAGATATATACATCGTCTTCAATAATCGGGGCCGGATTTACTTTTTGCTTCTTAGGGCGACCACGCTTCTTTTTCGGGACTTCTGGTTTTTCGTTAAATTGCTGAACAGATTCTCCAGCTTTTGCAAATCCCATTATTGTATTACTGATCGCCGCCGCTAATGCTGCAAGATCTACTTCTACTTTACTCATCTACTTTCTCCGCGTTATATTCTTCTCTTCGTCTTGCCCAAATAATATCTTTTGCGATATCGGACAGGGCCGCTATTCTTGTTGGTAAATACTCTAATCTATCAAGTGCCGCTTGAGCTTCTAATGATAGTTTGCTAAGCTTGGCGGCATATGTATCATGCTCCATCGCCTTTGCTCTTTTCTCTTCCATGCCATAACCATCGAACGTTATTGCTTTCTTGTTGATGTATACCTTATAGGCGTTAGCCGCCCAATTAGCTCTAGATCGATGTGAGTTAATTTCCTTTTGTAAATATGTCAAGTATAACGCTATCTCAAATCGCCAGTTATTCAATTGTTCGGATGTCATTTTAGCGATATCGGATGTTGTAATATCCAATCGCGGATCTCCCATCTTGATCTTCTTAAGCAACAAATTATCTTCCGTATATGCCGTCAGAAGTTTATCAATCTGATCAATACGATCATTCTTTACATCTTCTTCTGCCATTGGTTTTCGTCCTCTCCGTCATAAAAGTAGACTATCCTGATATTGTTAAGATCGCACCATTCTTTCTTGCGTTCATCCCTAGCTCTGGCGTTCGCGAAGTTTTTAGGATTACGTCTATGAAAGAATTTATTAAACTCGGAGTGCTGTGCGCCCTGGCATTCAACAGCCGTCTTCATCGCCGGTATGTAAATATCTAAATACAGATTCTCGCCGGGAATATGAACCTCTTCCAAAATTTGTAAGGCGGGATAAATCAAGCGGAGGAAGCTTACAGCGTTAATATGTAACTGAGAAGCGTTGACGCGTCTGTTATTTACATACTTAGCTAGGTTTAACACATGATACTTGCCGCTTAGATCACGAACTTTCATGATTCCATTTCTTTCAAAGATTTTTTAATACTTTCAACTATCTCTGGATTATCTTGTAGATGCATATAGAATTTATCTGAGCCCTGGATTTTAAAAGTACCTATAGAATGCCAGCCGCCGCCAGCAACATTAACAATACCCATCTCTATAGCTCTATCAATAGTTTCCGCTAACTCATCTAATCCATAACCATAACGCAGATATCCAACTGAACTATTTCCACCAGCGCCAATTGCATTTGTTGGACAGTCCCAAATAATTCTATGTCCTACGAGTTCATCGCCTATATACCATTCAAAATCAACCTTATCATTGGCTTTAAACGGTTTCTTGCAAGACACTTTAATATCATATTGATATTTTATCTTCTTACCAATATTTTCTGTTGTTCCTGGCATACCAATATTAGGCGCTACGTGAGAAATACCCATAACGATATTGCCGTTGACAGCAATAATGGGTCCAACACGACGACAAAACTTAGCTTGTAATGCGCCGGTCCCACCCATTTGTTTATCTTCGTATCCAGAAGTTGATTCGACGGACGATGATAGAGCACTGAAAGAGTCTATCAATACAATTGATCCCGGATAATCATGCAAAGATTGTTCTACACGAGTTAGTATTTCTTCGGCCGTTAAAATATCGCCCGGTTGCGATCTAATGATCTTGAGTTTTTCGGGCGACATATCGAGCCCATGAATACCTGTTAGTATCTTTCTACGTAATCGATGTTCAACATCCGCAATAACCGCAACCTTTCCCATCTTCTGGGCATTGGCTATCGCCGTTAATGCAAGAGTTGTTTTCCCAAGCTTTTCCGGACCTGATATCACCATCAAAACACCCTCTGGAATTCCTCCGCATAATATAGGATCAATTGCGGGACTCACAGGGATAATTTGTGTATTACGTTCAAGAATAAAATCGGCGTCCAAATATATGGACGCCTTATCCTGTGTTTCATCTTTTGCTTGTCTTTTAGCCATTACTTTTCGTCTTCCTCAAAGTATGTACCTTTAGTATAATTTGTACCTCTAAACTTTAATGATCCCGCAGATAACTTTACTGCTGATTCAGCGATTCCAAGAGCATTGTGCGCATAGTACACCCTATTACCCTTAGCAATACCCAGGCTATCCGCGACTGCGTGAACATCCTGATTTGTGCCTAGATATACGAATTCCCAATTATACTTGGTTTCTTGGTGGGTAACCATTTCCTTAATTTTATCTCTAGAGAATTTGCTGCTAACATTTTCCATTCCATCAGTATATGTAACAAACAATACCTTATTAGGTCTTTCGCTTTCTGGCAATGCGGCGAGCCTAGAACCAAGGTTCTTAATCGTAATACCCATTGCGTCATTAAGCGGGGTTGTTCCTCTTGGGCGATACTTATTGAGGTCAATTACAGCTAATGTTCTAATATCAGCAACTTCAACGACTTTCTCTAGCTGAACCTTACCATCATTATGATCAAATACAACTAGAGTAAACTTAACATCGCCGTCAAGTTTTTTGTTATCATCAATAAACTTGTTCAATCCACCTTGTACATCGCTCCAAAGCCAATCCATCGAACCCGATCGATCCAAGACGAAAGTAATGTCTGTATAATTCCTACTCATTTATTTTCCTCCAAATTTCTTAACTCAATTAATTTATCCACCGAAATCGTTCCAACTATCATGGCCATTAAAGTTTTCATACAGCGTTCTTTAAATTCGTCCAAATCACCTGTATAAATACTCTCGTCTGCCGCCTTACTTAATTTCATTAACTGACCGTACATACATCCAACAATTTCATGCGGATGCGTAAATATACCGTCACCATAATTCTCTAAATGAGACGGTATTCTTATTGATATATCCTCTATAAAATCTTTTGCGTCATCTGCGGTTATTTTCTTCCGCATAAATCCTTCTTGTTTCCAGCCAGGATGATCGGTCATTTTAGCTTTCCCCATAAATTCTTGTTAATAGTTAATTCCTTTTCCGGAATCATTTCTATATGCTCGTATATAGCTATCTGTTCCGGGTCAAACTCTTGAGGAGGAACCCAATCTAACTCAATCGCTTCCTCCGACTGCCCTTTAACTTCCGCCGCTTTATTCTTTCTCAGTTCCTCGATAAGAGGAACGATCATGGTTTTCTTCGCTCCTAATGAGAATATACGCTGACCCGGCTTAGATCTCAGCGCCGCAAACACTTCCTCTTCGCTATATTCAGCCAGAAGCTCGTTGGCGTATTTGATTTGCATACGGAACTGCTTATTCCATCGAGGCAAATTCCAAAACTTAAATGGAAGCGTAGCCTTTTCCTTTTTGGCAATACGCTCCATCATAAACTCCACTAGATATTGCGCGGCAGAGATTTCCTTATCCGCCCCATACTTACTCTTGTATTTATTCATCGTAGTATTGATCAAATAATCCTATGTAATCAGGATGTGCTATAATACCCCTATTACATAACTTCGATTTACCATGTCTAACATCTGTTTCTATCATTAATAAATCCGGTATAACGAAATGCTTACAGCTAATCTCTTTAATATCATTCCCGCAACCACCCACATAAAAGGCTTGGTGATATTCGGTAGCGAAATGACCAAGTACCTTATGTGTAAAGAAAAAGAATTTAGCATCATATCCTATATGTTCATAATGATCGCGAAATACAAAATGCATATCAACGATGTACTGATCCCTATTTGCATCTAGATAATTTTTGAGGTTGAGCCAGGAACTTGGTTCTCCCTCTGTATCATGTTGATATACAACTTTATCATTATTAAGACGAACCCGCCACAATACATGATCTCTCAGATATTGGGCGGAAGGATTAGTAAGCAGTTCACTCATCTGGATTTGCTCTCGCTATACAATTCTTATGCTTGCTACTCATAGGTAAAAGCCCATCTTTATCAGCTTTAAGGAATTCATCGCCCGCTTCGCTACCCGCCTCGGTCATGATCGCCATTCCTCTACGCTTCTTACCAGGATTCTTTGAATCTTGAATTTCAAAATGCCTACGTGCATACCCGGGATTTAAAACCGACGGTTCTGGAATAGACTCTGGGTCTTTATGAACAAACGGAATTGGCTCTGGTGCTATTTTCTTAATTTGATTATTATCGTCAATTAAAGACTGTATAGACTTCTCGCTTCTATTTAATAATTTTGCCAGCACGGCGATCGATGTTCCGTTAGTTGCAGACGAAAGTATAACCTGTACTTCTTCCTCGCTAAATTTAGTCCTCTTAAGCTTCGCCATTATTTAATCTCCTAACAACGTTCTGAAAATATAATGGGTTTCCAGTAGATAAATATCTTGAGTAAACCTGGAAAGTATCTTCGGATACATTCTTGTATTCATATATTCTCGATCTACTATCACCTTCGCCATATGCTTCAGCAATATTATTATTTATCGGATCTGCCAACACTTCTCCGGGGTAGCCATACCTAACAGTTTTAATAAAAAATCTTGTTTTGCCATCGGTTGTTTCTGTTTTGCCAACTCTCTGATTATCCCTTTTTGAGATAATATGATTGGCTAATATAGTCGGAACAAATTTTAATTCGTCCTTAACAATATTACCTTTTGTATCTAGAAAGGAATGGGTCGTTGCCGTTCCTTCCATCTTTTTGCGCTTCAGCGTAAATTCTTCCATACATTACCTATCTTTCTGTGTTTTAAAAGTAACTATATTCAGACTGTGGTTTTCTTCGATTCCGGTAATAACAATATTGTTAGCGGGAACGTATTGTAGGTCTCCTCTTACCTCGAAGTCAAAACTACGTCTTGTACATGCAGGACAGTTGACGCGTAGATTATATTTGATTTTATCTGATTCAGCCGTGGTATGATGAACAATTAGCAACGGTCTTTTGCAAGACGGATTGCTGCATTCGAGAGTAATAGTTTCTCTCTTGTTGATAACGGCGCATTTATTGTTTAAACCATCATTGATTCTCATTATTTTTCCTCCATAGTTCTTAAATTATTTAATTTAATTATCTCTTCTATTTTATCCCTACACTCTTTTTCAGAGTCTCCGTAGACGATCCCTATGGATTTTCCATATTTTTTTTCAGCAGGTAATATACTACCATTATGCAATTCATGGATCGCAAATTGCAGACTAATAATAGCGGCGTATCTCATTTAATCGGTTTCTTTCCTGTCATTATATAACGCTCGGTTTGTTCTTTACTCATACTAGCCAAAGAAGTATCAACCTTTTCGTGAGCCTCTCTCCACGGCGTATCCTTAAATTCTCTCTTACGCACTGATGCACCAGCCGGCAAACTACCAACAAATTCGCTGGCGTTTAGCCTTTCTTCCTTTATCTTTCTTTCTTGATCTTCGCAATAAGCACGACCTAACTTCTTTCTGTTTTGGTCCGCTAGTTGCCCCAAAGTCTTAACTTCTTTAACGGATATATGCATTAACGACATAACTCTATAAATAGAATCTTTTCCGCAATATGGGCAAGTTGTTAGTGCGTCATCCTTATAAGACTGGCTTGTTTCAAATGTTTCGCATTCACATAATTCATTTGAGCAACGATATTCATAAATTGGAATTGGAGTCTCTCCTTAATCTATTTCTTTCTTGGTTTTAAAAGATGTCTTATAAATCTATACGCATTGAATTAGACGTATGGCGAAAACAACATTTTTTGTAAAACTTCGTATTGTAGTTAGAGCATATTAAAAGAGCTTTATAACATCCTCTATCTCTGGCATATTGAACAACATAATCAACTATCTTTTTCCCGTATCCGTATCCTCTTACATCTTTATGTACCGCTACTTCTTCTATATGCCCAACCTTCCCGCATAATTTCTGCTCTATAATTATACTGGCGGTTCCCACCGCTTGATTGTCTTCGTAAATGACAAATGTATGAATATCGGCAGATAGTCTATCTTTCAAAATAAGTTTAGCGGAAGCCAATGGTGGAATATCCCAACCAAAAGCCTCCGCTAAAATATCTAGTATATCTTGTGTTAATTCGTCCGGGTGAATTTCCTTAATCGTAATCATTCTTAGCCACTTGAAGTAATAGTTATTGTAAAGAAATCTGTATGCATTAACTTATGATACTTATTATAGATACCCGTAGCGGTTGCTCCATTTACATATCTAACAGTATTTAATGT